TGTGCTCTTCCGATCTATGACCTCAAGAGATTTGCTTCCGAACTTCCTTTCACGTCGCCAGAGCGCGTTGGCTTTCGGTGGACGGAGTTAGCCAACATTTTTAACAAACACTGCTACGCGCTCCAGCACGACTGGCAAATCACAACGTGTGCAATCTTCAGGGTTATTTCAGTGGACGAAATGCGTTTGTGGATGCAAGAAAATCGTAGGCCATCCGAAGAAGCAAAGGAGTTAGAGAAGTGAAAACCAACGGCGAACTGTACGACCCTGCCATGACTATTCAAACGCAGGAAGAAGCGAGTAAGTATTTTAATTATCTTGTTGACTACTATCTCGAGCAGTTTGGTGGCGAACGCCACGAAGCCGAGCGCATCATCAAAATCAATCTGGGTTACTACGCCGGATACTACGACAACGAGACAAGAGCGCGGGTTGAAAAGCTCTACACCTGTGAGCATCCTTATTTTGGGCGGATTGCCGAGCGCGGTGCGCCCGATGCTAGTGCAGCACTGCTAATGGGCTTAATGATCGGGTTGGGTTTGAACACCTCTGAGGTTGAGAAATGATTAACACCAAAGAAATTATTGGTGCTGACAGTGGTGCAAAAGTTACTTTAACGCTCGAGTATGACCTCTTTACGATGTCAGACCGAGAGCTAAGATTTTTACAGCACATTGTAGACGGCTTCAAAATCATCTCGTCAAACGCACCCACCGAGGTCGAGGTGATTGAATGACTGCATCCCAACACAATCAAAATCAAAAATGCTTTTCCTGAATACTGGAATAAATATCTGCAACCATAGTGGTACACTTCTCCCAGATGCGAAAAAGCTCACAACCAAGAAGCCGCGTCTGGCAGTACGTTAAGACCGTGCTCGAGCAACCACAAGCTAAACAGCTAGCCCATCAGGGTCACGAGGTTGCTCGGCTCACTCCCGACAGCGACGGTAAGTTCTGGTTTGATTTGGTCTGCGAAGGTCGCTACGCTGGCGGCGTAAAGATTTTACTCGAGTCTGAAGCTGCTAAATTTTTACTAGGCAGTAAATCCGAGCTTGGTTTTGCAGCCTTAAAAACGACAATGATGGCAGCGAATAAGCAGTTTGCACATTATCTCAAGCCTGATATGCGGCTCGAGTTAGCCGATAACATGATCATTGGCTTTGCCTAAACTACCAATTCCGAATATCATCTTTAATCTGCCGATCAGCGAGCTTCGCGTAAATGCGCGTGGTGTTGACGTTTTCGTGTCTCAGGTGCGAAGCAACGCGCCCTAAGTCTTTGGTTTGAGCGTAGTAGCGCGTACCTGCGTTGTGCCTCAGTCCGTGGACGGCCTTTTCTGCATACTCAACTCCGCAAGCCGCGCAGTGATCCTTGAGATGCTGCCTGGCGTGAACATTGCCCCAAGGCAGCACGTTATCTCCCAGCCTTTTGCTTCGCTTGCGAGGGGAGGGCTTGCTCTGTAAAGACTTCAGTGCAAGCTCGAGCCGAGCCGTCATCACGACACTGGCTTTTTTGCCCCCTTTGCCCACCACTGAAAGTTTGCCCTTGTCCCAGTCAATATCCTTCCAGCGCAACGAACACATTTCGCTGAGTCGTAAGCCAGCATGTGCGCCCAGCAAAACCATCACCGCGACGGCTTCATCAGCGTGCTCGAGCAACACTTCGGTTTCCTCGTCACTGTAGGGTTTGCGCTTCTCCCAGGCTGGAACTAAGTCCTGAGTTGCTTTGACATGCTCGAACGGACTTGCTTCGGTAGCGTTGGCATCATGCAAGGCTTTATAAAGTAGCTTGGCTGTGGTCAAGGCAATACCAACTGACGATGGCGCGTAAGGCTTAGCTGTTTTTTCCCTCACGGTGGTTTCTAAGTCTCGGATAAAGAAGGCCCCGGCGTTCCGACTGGGCCGCAAGAGGTTTTCTCCTTGCCATTGCTCGAGGAGGGATTTGAGCCAGCCTCGGTAGTTGCGAAGGGTGAGCTTCGAGAGTTTCCCGCCTTTTTTAGAATTGATGGTCAAATAAGCGAGGCATAAGTTCCACAGCTTTTCAAAGTCGCGCTCATTGGCAGCCTTCACAGCAAAAAGCCGCAAGTCCTCGCTCGAGAGTTGATTCAGGTGCCGAGTAATCTCTAATGCGTTGGATTGCTTACGAACTGCCAAATTTGTCACAAACGCCCCCAAAATCCAATGAAACAAACATAACTATCCTTGTGTCTGTTATTCTCACTGGTTTTCGGTTCTAGCGTCAATGAAATAACTGGCCTTGCTTCGGTGCGCTGGGCTTCTGGCGACGTTGCTCCCGAAACGCAGCCAGACCCAAGCGAATGATCTCCCCACGCTCGAGCGTGTCAAAAACCTGATCATCGGCGAAAGTGCTCAGCACGTCGGCTGGACCTCTGGCCCGCGCCGCGACAGAAACTTCACCACGCTCGAGCGGACTGCTTGGAACTTTTCCCATAATTCCTCCCCTTTTAATGTAGCAAACATTTTTGCTGTGCGTACACGCAGGAAGATTCAGAGGAAAAAGAAACAAAGTTGAGCGGTCAGACTAAACTTTGTTGCAACGGCAACCACTTGGCAACCCCTCGAGTAAGCAACGGGTTACAGGTATTAGGTTACAGCCGTTCCAGTGAAGTTCCAGTGAAATGACCTTTTTCATACTCGAGCCTTTAGCACTCGCTATCTCAGATTGCTAAGTCTGGTTAAGGTCTCGAGTCTCGAGCGTGTAACTTGTAATACATTGCACTATAGTGCAATGTATTACACTTAGTCATGAAGGCTGAAGCAGGTCGGCGTACTGTGGCCATGGACGTTGCTGGCATTAGGGAAAAGCTAGGGCTCTCTCAGGCGCAGTTTGCGACCCTGCTCGACATCAGCAAACACACCCTGCAAAGTTGGGAGCATGGCAAGCGCAACCCCTCAGGCCCAGCCAAGACGCTACTGCTTATTGCTCAAAAGCATCCCGAGGTAGTGCTCGAGGCCCAGCAGTAAAGTAAGAAATTTGTAAGGTTTTCTGTTAAGTTTTTCGCTACGATGTGAACTTTGTGGCAGTAACATGAGCCTATGTCACCCCTGGCTCTTCCTACTCTTGCGACTCCTTTGGGCAAGAAGGAGGAGCTTTCTCTTTCGCAGTAAGTTCCCCCCTCACAATCTAGCCCTATCCCTCTCTCAACAAGGAGTCTATGCTTCATTTCTCGAGTGCGCCTGTTTCCCCTCCTCCCTCCACCTTCGAGCAAGTAAAACCCAAACCGAACAAACGCCAGCCTCGAGACTTAGAGGACGAGCAAACCATTCGGCACTTGTGCAACCACTTTAGATACGCCATGCACAAAGGCTGGCGTTCACACGTCTCGAGTCGCTCAGACTCGAGGATGCGAATCCTCGGTGCAGGAACTGTCAGTACAATTTTTAAGGCTGATGTCCTCTACCGTTTTATTGCCTGGGTGGCCGAGCCGTGTCATGTGCTAGCAATCCCCAGGCTGGCCTTTATGTTTGATGAGGCCTTGTACGGCAAACTGTTGGGCAATCTTTCGCGTGATGAATTTGATGCCTGGCAGCGTTGCCTCGAGTATCCGCGCACGGTGGATTTGTTCACGCTCGAGCTGGACGCTTACACAGGGTGGACTTATTCTCCCAATCCGCGCACCAGGGCGTTGGGCAGGGAGGCAGCGCGGAAGATGGTGGCCGAGCTGTTGAGCTATAAGTTGGTGGACGTGCATTTGTGAGACGACGTTCTCGAGAAGAAGCCGTAGACCTTATTGAAGCAGAGCTGGCGAAATTCGGTGCCACTATAGACAAGGTCATGCAGGCAATGGATCGAACCTTTAGTGATTATGCAGCCGCTCTCGCAAAAGCACTCAGTCTTACAGGGCTGCCAACGGATAAGGAGTGATGATGGAAGTGATTTTACTGTGTGTCTTGCTTGGGTTTGTGCTTGGGATTTTGTCGTTGCTTTCTGCCCTAGTTTCACTCGAGCAAGGTGGCCATATCTTACTTTTGTTCAGTAATAAATACCGAGAGTCTGAGTGGTTCATGCTTCAGAAGTACGCGAAGGCAATCAAGAAGAGTTAAGTTTCTTACTACATCTCGAGTCAAGTGGGCCTAAACTATCAATGTCGAGAGCTGAACAACAGCTCTCTTTTTTTATGCCATCCAAACAAATGAATAGACGCATGGACGCACTATCTGAGCGTAAGCGGCTCGAGGGTGCTGACTGGAATCACTATGTCCAGACGATGGCCAAGTCCGTCTCCACACCATCAAAAAGGGCGCGTCCTAGCAAGTAGCTATGTGGGAAATTTTCCTTATCCTCGAGAATGCCGACACGGTGGAAGTCGTGCGCTCGCTCAATTATTACTGCCAAAAGTTTGGACATGCCAACGTTCAGATTTTGAAAACATCTGATGGATGGATATTTAGAAAATTCTGTGACGCTTAAAGCCTGGCAACATGTTGGCGCACTCTACAACGAAGCCACCAGGCTCACGAACGCCCTCGAGGCCAAACTCGATTCGTTTGAGTGCGCCAGGGATGTTAAACACTCGAGGCGTGTGAGCAGCGTGCTAGATAAAGCTTGGCAACGTCAGCAACGCCGCAGGGAATTACAGCGCATTGCTGAAGAGAATCATTTCGGGCCACTATGAATCTTCAAAAACTTCGTGAACGTTTAGCACAGGTGCAGCAGGCGAAAATCAGTCTCGAGATTGATTTTGAGCGCGGCTTGCGCGATATGAACATCAGTGTTCATGGCTTGAGCAAAATGAACGCTGACTTGCTTTCCGTACAAATGCTCGAGGCTGAAATCGTCGTGCGCTTAGACCGGCACACGAAGGGGCTCGAGGGTGACCCTTACCCTGAAACTTTCCGTGAATGAAAAATACCTTAGCTTTTGTGAAGCGATTTTGCAGGGCAAAACCCAGCGCGAGGCCTATGAGCACGCCGGCTTTGCCTCGCTTAGCGAGGAGTCCACTGATGCGTCGGCAAGTCGCCTTATTCGTCATCCTGATGTGGCTGCTTATCTGGCTAAACGAAGAAGTGAACTCCAAGCAGACCTGGGCGTTTCCACGCACCGAGTTTTATCTGAATATGCGAAATTAGCCTTTTCGGATATTGGGGCGGTGCTCGAGTGGGATGAAAATGGCGTGAAATTGCGCCCACTGAGGGAGCTCGAGCCCGCTATCACCGCAACGATCAGTGAGATTAGCGAGCGCACCAGCAAACAGCTCCGCAATGACGAAATCAGCACGACGAAATCTATCAAAGTCAAGCTCCACAACAAACATCAGGCTTTGAAAGATTTAGCCGAGCATTTGGGAATTTTCAAACAATCCGAAGGAGGCGACTCGAGTGAAATAGACGCGATTGCAAAGGCACTGGAAAACGTAGATGACTAACTGGGTTTTTTCGCCCAAGGGCAAACGCTCCATCCGCGAAGCTACCAAGTTTATGAACGTGTGGCACGGCGCAGTGAGAAGCGGCAAAACGATTTGCTCCATCATTGCCTGGCTACTGTTTATTCGCTATCTCATTAAACACGACATCCCAGGCGACTTGGTGATGGTCGGAAAAACTGAGCGCACACTCAAGCGCAACATCCTTGGGGTGATTCGCTGGATTGTCGGGCGCAAAGGCTACGATTATCGCAAAGGCCAGGGGGAGCTTTTCCTCTGGGGCAGACTGATTTATGTCACGTCTGCCAACGACGAGCGCAGTGTAGAAAAAATTCAGGGCATGACCGCGATAGGTGGTTATGGTGACGAGGTGGTGCTATGGCCCGAAGAGTTTTTCAACATGTTCATGAGCCGCTTGTCACTGCCGAACGCTCGAGCATTCCTAACGATGAACCCAGGACCTCCCTTTCACTGGTTCAAAGTTCGCTTTTTAGATGTTGTTAATGACGACATTATTGCCTGGCATTTTGGGCTCGAGGATAATCCCGCGCTTGACGCTGGGTTTATCCGCAGGCTCAAAAGCCTATACGCAGTTGGTTCGCTCTTTTATAAACGCTTCATCCTCGGTCTTTGGGTCGCGGCTGAAGGGGCCATTTATGACTTTTATGATTCCAACACTCACCGACTTAAAACCAAACCGACGCAAGCACCGGACACGGTTGACCTCTGCTTGGATTACGGCACGACTAATCCACTTTCGTGTGGAGTCTTTTACGAGTGGCGTGTACCGATTGGCAAACTGCGCGTCATGCTCGAGCGGACGTACTACTACGACTCGAGCCGCGAACTCAAACAGCTCACAGACAGCGAATACGCAGACCGAATTGACGAGGAGTTTTCTGAAGAAAAAAAGATTCACCGCTACATCATTGTTGACCCGAGCGCAGCGAGTTTTATTCTCGAGCTTAAACGTCGTGGCTGGAATGTTCGCAAGGCTGATAACGATGTTTTGGACGGCATCAAAGTTCAAGCCAAGATGCTCAAAAACGGTGAGTACGCCCTTGGGCCTGACCCCAGCAACGACCAGGCAGAAAAAGATTACTTTGGCTATCTTTGGGATGCTAAAGCTCAGGAGAAAGGTGAAGACAAACCCTTCAAAGGAAAAAACGACGGGAGCCACACCAAGGACATGGAACGTTATCGGCTTTACACCTTTAACCGCAGGCTGCATATTGGCTGGATGGGCAAACCTAAATGATTACCTCTGAAAACGTATTTTCAAAAGGCGAGGCGTTTCCTCCCAAGGACGAAACAAATCGCTTAAAGCAGTACGCCGTAAACACGAAACTGTTTCTAGGATTGCACGAAGAGGTGTATCTCGAGGATACAAAAAAAATCCGCCCTGAACTTGCACCGCTTGGCAGGTTTATTTTTAACTTTCAGATGCGTTTATCACTGCTGTGGGTTTCGCTCATGCTAGGTGAAACCCCATCCTTTTCGTTTGGCAAACCTGACTCGAGTGAGCAGAAGTATTTAACAAAGTGGATGCAGCGAGAGAAGTTTGTTTCGCTCTTGCAAATGCACCGCATTGATGTCTCGAGGTATGGCGACGCGCTGCTAAAGTTGCGCGTTGAAAAAGGCAAAGTTATCTGTGACGTGCAAGCTCCGCACGCTTGGTTTCCGGTTGTCGAGGAAGGCAACATCACGCGCATCAAGGCGCACGTTCTCGTCTGGAAAGTGATGCAGGACAAGAAATACTATCTTAGACTCGAAACGCACCGCGCGGGCGAAATTGAAAACCGCGCCTTTTTACTGGGCAACGCTGACGCGGCAACCCTGCAAAACGAAGTGCCAATTGAACTGCTCGAGGAGGGTAAGCAGAAGCTCGAGAAAACCGGCGCGGACGTGCCTCTCGTGTTCAGAGTGAGCAATCTCTTAACGAGCACCTCACCTTACGGCTACGACGATTATCAGGATATTGACTCCATGATTTTTGAAATCGAAGATCGCATGGTGCAGATTTCCAAAATTCTCGACAAGCACGCCGACCCGACAATGTACGGGCCCGAGAGTGCGCTCGAGCGTGGGCGTGATGGTGGTTGGGGCTTTCGTCAGGCTGGTTATTTGCCCCTCGACAGCAAAGAAGACGCGGTGCCTGGCTACGTGACCTGGAACGGCGACATCAAAAGTGCCATCGAACAAATCAACAAGCTCGAGCGTCAGTTGTTTATGGTTTCGGAGACGAGTGAAGCCGCGTTTGGGCAACTCACGAGCGGGATTGCTGAGAGTGGCAGTGCGCTAAAAAGGCTGCTGATTTCGCCCTTGGGAAAAACAGCTCGAGTACGCATGGCGTATGACGACATGCTCCCTGAATTTTTTAGAGCGGTGTTGACGCTCGCTAAAAAGTTTGAAAAAGCGGATGTTAATCCTGATGCCTCCTACGCCGCCGAGTGGCGCGACGGCCTGCCCAACGACGAAACAGAAGACGCGACCTATGTGTCTTCCCTGCGCCCTGGTGAGAAATCGCTGTCGTCGTATGCGGCGATTAAGAAGCTGCATCCTGATTGGGATGAAGCGAAAATTCAAGAAGAGGTGGAGCGCATTGAAACGGACGCAGCCAGGGCATCGGCGATTAGTCCTGGTGGTGGGGCAGATTTGTTTAACAATCCTCGCATTGATGAAGCGGACGCGCAGGACTAAATGCAAGCTGAGCTCTTAGCCCTCGAGCAACTGTATCAAAATGCAGTCATAGATTTACTCGAGACGATTGATAAAAAATCATTCAACGGTGGTTTTGCGCTGTATGAAAAAGCAGTGCTGGATCAACTCACGGGCTTGCTAGGTCAACTCTCAAAAGACTCGGTGAAGTGGGTCGAGGAAAACATCCCAGCGCAGTATCAAAACGGCATCACGGACGCGACAGGCGCACTCGGCGAGGTGCTGGATAAAATTCAAACGCTCACCCAGCTCGACAAAAAAGCCATTCGCACCATCGTAAAAAACACCAGTGCAGATTTAGTGGAAGCGAATGAATTTGTCGGGCGCAGAGTGAAGGATGTTTTCCGCCAGGTCGGACTCGAGGAAACGGGCAACGCCCTGGCAACCGGACAAGGCTCGAGGGGGGCGCGTGGTGCAAAGGTTCGCATCCTCGAGCGGCTGCGCCAAGAAGGGATTACGCACTTTGTTGACAAGGCTGGGCGCAAAACAAACATTCAGAGTTATGCGAATATGGTTGGGCGTTCGACGATTCGTGAGGCTAGGAATCGCGGGCAACTTAATACGCTTACCCAAAACGGCTATGACCTCGTTCAAATTGTCGTCAACTTTACGAGTTGCCCGATTTGCTCGAAGTACGAAGGGCGCGTTTACAGCATCTCAGGAAACGATAAGCGTTATCCAAAACTCTTTGGTACGGCGTTTGGGGCGAATGCGAATATTCATCCTAATTGTCGCCACGTCATTGTTCCATTTATTGAAATTCTTAAATCTTCTGAGGAAATCAAAGAGTCTCAGCGTGTTAGCAATCTTCCCTTTGATGTGGATAAAAGGAGCGAGGCGCAGCGTAAAGCCTACGAAGAAGCACAAACCATTAAACGCCAGGCAAGAGAAACAAGAGGGCAATTTGAACGCTATAGAAACGTGCTTGGCGCAGATGCGCCAAAAACACTCTCAGGCTTTTCAAAAGCCAAGGGAGATGATGAAAAATGGCAAGCACTGCAAAGTCGCTATAAGGCAAGGCGAAGAGAAATTTTAGAAACTTAGCTCGAGTAAATGCTCGAGCTTTTGCAGCCTACTGGAGTTCTGGCTACCACGCTGTGGTGGTCGGCGAGGTTTGAATCCTCGAGGCTGCACCTTTTGTCCACACGTCAGTGACACTAAACCTACGACGGCAAAAAGAGAACGTGACTCTACAACACGGTCACGAGCGACGGCTCTAAAACGGAGGAGTAACTATGCAAGGATTCGGATTTTTCAAAAGCCATTTACTAAACACACTGCACGATGACGAGCCTGGCGTGGACGGGGATGGTTCGCCGACCCCTGAAACCAACGAGCCAGCAAAAACGCCTGAGAAACTTTCGATGACTCAGGAAGAGCTGGACAAGATGATTGGCAAACGCATTGCTCAGAGTCAGAAAAAGTGGCAAAAAGACCTCGAGGATCAAAAAACCCAAGAGAGCTTGACCGAAACCGAAAAGTTAAAAGCTGCTAAAGAAGCCGCCGAGACAAAAGCAACCCAGCGCGAAACCATCGCCAACGGACGCTTGATCAAAGCTGACCTTCGCAGTGAAGCAGTGAGCCAAGGCGTACCCAAAGAAAAGCTCGAGCGCTTTCTCAAGATTGTCGAAACAGAAGGGCTCGAGGTTGACGGCGCGGGCGCAACGGACGCTGCTGAAATTAAAAAAGCCATTGAAGCAGCACTGAAAGACATGCCTGAATTTATGGCGACTCAGGCAGGAGATTTGGGGAGCGGCTCTAACCGCGATCTAAAGGGCGACGCGCCCATAACGCTGCAAGGAGCCATCGCAGCAAAATTTAGAAAATAGGAGTAAACCATGCTTACTTTAGCCCAATACAAAAACACCATGATTGACGCAGTAGATACTGCCACCGTTGACGAATTCCAAAAGAGTTCGTTTCTTTTGCAGAATTTGCCCTTTGATGACGCTGCTGCGCCTGACGGCAACGGCAAAACGCTGGGTTATAAATACTGGCGCAAAACTACCCAGGCAACCGCAGCCACGAGAGCTGTGAACACTGAATACGTGCCGCAAGAATCTCAGGAATTGCCCCAGTCCGTGACACTGGCCATCTTTGGCGGCTCGTTTGAGCTTGACCGCGTGATGATTGATATGGACAAAAACGGAGACCGCGTAGCCACCCAAATGGCTGACAAGATTAAAGCGGGAACTGCGAAGTTCAACGATCTCACCGTCAACGGCGATGTTGCGGTGGACGCGAACGGTTACGACGGCTTGGACAAAGCTCTAACGGGCTCGAGCACGGAGTTTAACGGCGGCGCAGCACCCGCAATTGACCTCTCAACCGCCGCGCTTATTGATGCAAACTGGAAAGCCTTTTTGGACGCGCTCGACGATACCATCGCGCTCATGAACGGCAACCCCAGTGCGCTCATCGGTAACAAAAAACTGATGACCAAAATCAAGCAGGTCGCCAGACGTGCGGGTCTCAATACCAACTTTGAAGATGCTTTTGGTCAGCGCGTAGACGCTTATATGGGTATTCCTTTGGTTGACTTAGAAGAAAAACCTGGCACCACTGACCCCATCGTTCCTGTAGTAGCAGGTTTGACAAGTTTGTTCGCGGTTCGTTTCGGCTTGGACGCTTTTCACGGTGTTGCGCCTGCTGGTGGACAAAACTTTATTCGTCAATACTTGCCTAATTTGACACTGCCCGGCGCAGTCAAAAAGGGCGAAGTTGAGATGGTCGCAGCCGTTGCGCTGAAGGCAACTAAGGCAGCTTCTGTTCTTCGCAGAATCAAAGTCCAATAATCGCTGATGACTCTTGGTACTCGAGGCTACTGCTAGCCTCGAGCTTTTTTCTGAAAGGAGCAAAATGAAACTGATTAAATCGCCCAACCCTGACTTTTCAGGGGAAGTGGTTGGTGTGTTGTTTCAAAACGGCGAAGCTGTCGTTGAAGAACTTACCCCAACGCAAGTGGACTACTTCGAGCGACAAGGCTACGTGCTCGAGGGCGAGAGTGCCGAATGAAATTCAAGCACATCTTCACCGGAGAAATCCTCGAGCTAAATCCTAAAACGGATGCGACGCGCATTGCAGAATGCGAAGCTGATGCGATGTGGACGCTACTCGAGGCCCCACTTGTCGCTGCACCGAGCGTGGCCACAAAGCCCCAGGAAACAAAGTCTGAGTAATGCCTTTAGTTATCGGACAAAACAGCTACGTTGACGAGGATTTCTCGAATGCGTATCTAGCAGGCAAAACGGGCTACAACTGGGCTGCACTGAACGCCCCACAAAAAGAATCGTTGCTCATGCTGGCCACAAGCCGCGTTGACGCACAGATTTTAGTGGGCATCAAAACGGACTCCACGCAAAAGCTCGAGTTTCCGCGCATGATTGACTGCGAGAAACAAGCGGCCGTGCCTGAAGCTGTCAAGCAAGCCGTGTGCGAAGAAGCGTTTGACCTTATCACCAGGGCGAACAGCGAACGCGCCAAGTTGCAGCGTGACGGCGTGAAGTCGTTTAGCTACGGCAACGTGTCTGAAACTTTTGGCTCTATGCCATTTGCTGGCACGAAGCTCTACTCGAGTGAAGCCAGGCTGTTGCTGCGCCCTTACTTGGCTGGGCGTGTGAACATCAAATGATTTATCCGCATGTGGTCGTGTGGCGAGAACGCAGCGCACAAAATCTGCGCGGTGATTCTGTGCTTGCTGCTGACGTAGAAATTAGAGGCTTCTATCAGCAAAATCGCCGTCTCGTTCGCACGGAACGAAGCGAAGAGATTGTTTCTGAGGCGTTGGTTTTTGTTCCCCTCGAGTACGCAGTCAAAGAGGGCGACCAGCTTTTTTATGGCGGCAAAACTTACGAAGTGAAAAAGAGTGATGTGGTGACTGATGGTGTCGGTCAACCGCACCATCTCGAGGTGCGGTTGTGATCTCACGTAG